CTGCCCGTATCAAACCACCGACTCTTTCCTCTCCCATTTCCTCGATAAGTCCGTTCCATCCCAGTTTTGTCGCAAGCACCTTAACATTCTTTTCAGGATGAAGTTTTTTAAATGCTCTTATAACAGCGTTCGTGAACCGTGGTGGTAATTTACTTAAAACTTTTTTACCGCCTGCGGTTAAAGCAGACCCGATTTCTTCACTAAAGTTTTCTGCCCAGACATCTCCAGTGCCTTTAAAAAAAGAGACCAAGGGCTTTTCTCCGCCTTCTTTAATAATGTCCCATCCTTTTTCTGTAAGTTCTAATTTATTCGCAACCTGTCTTTCTGCGAAACTCTTGACAACCCGATGAGGCATTAACGCAGTTCTGATTGTAGCACTCGTCATTCTTCCCGCAGTTCCAGCAATAAATTTTCTTGTCCCTTTATGAGTAAGTTTTTGCATTGCTTTAAGGCTAGCTTTCTGGACTCCTTTTCTGCCGATTGTTGCTAACCCTCCTGTCGTTAAAAACTCAATCATATATCCAGGAAGTTCCATAACTCCTGAAGTAATCTGCCCAGGGATTGTCCTGCCTCTAAGTCTTTCCTCTTCTTTTAATCTAAGATAATCACTTACTCTTTGGATATCTTTTTCTTTATAATCAGGCAATCTTTCGTAATCATCTGCTTGTAACCTATTAACCGCATTTAAAAGAGAGACCGTTTCCATACCCTGCTTTGCTCCGCCTACAAATGGAACAATGTCAAGGTAATCTTTTCTCATAGCAGTTTCTATTGCTCCGATTTTCCCCATAGTTTTAAGTTGCTTTTCCTCTTTAGCCGAAAATTTAGTGAACACTTCAGACTCCTTAACGGAAACTTCTTCCATAGACAAAAAATCTCCTAACCGCATTGACTTAGGTTCGTTATTCGCAGTTTCAGTCGCTAAAAAATCATCTAATCTTAATTCTTCCGCCACTATTGTACCTCGATTATCGGCTCGCCGTCTTTATCATAACCTGTTACCTTGAAAGCCGTGCCTTTAGGTGAAGTATATACTTTTCCTTCTTCATATCTGGCTCGGTTAGGATTATGTTTTTTTTGCTCTTCGGCTATAGCATTATCTTTTGCTTTCTGTGTATTCTCAGGAGTAAAGCTAATCCCTGTTAAACTTCTAAAAAAACTTTGAGCCATTCTATGTTCGGCAACTGCTCTAACAGGATCTTCAAGAACTAAAGTAGTAAAATCCCTAAACTCATCAAGTGCCTGGCTGATTATATTTTTCTCTGCTTTTAAAGTAGGCTTTGCTGCTAAGGGTACGATAGAAATTCCTATAAGTTCGTTTGCGTCTTCTCTATTTAATTCTCCGGAAGCTTGGGCAGCTAATACATCAGACCGCCAGTCTTTTACTTTCTCGTATTCTGTATCGTCAACTTTATAATAATTCTCAAGCAAGGAGTTATACTTTTTGACATTTGTTTTTGCCCTGGGGGCTTTCTTTGACCAGCTAATAGAAGCGATTGCTTTTCCTGTCTGCGGGGATAATTTACCTCCGACAGTTGCTAGTTCAATTTCTTCCGCAGTTAATCCTCCGTTAAAATATTGCTGTATTGCCATTCCGTCAGCCGAGTACCATCTTGCTTCTGCCTTAGCCTCTTCCATCTCTATTTTTGCATCAGCTACTTTCTTATTTTGGATAATCTGCTTTTCAGCTTGACCAATTAGATTATTTCTTTCTTGCATTGTAAGTTCAGGAAAATACTTTTCATTTTTAAGATTCTTTAAAGCTCCTTCGGCATCATATAAAATTTCATTTACTGCTACCATAACCCGTTCACCGCTTAATATTTTAGATTTCATCTCCGGAGTTACTAAGCCATTAGCAACCCACGAATCAACATTTATCTTTACTCTCTTATCTACATCTTTCCATTCCGCCGAGTCATGATTTAGATTTCTTGACTTTTCCATTAGAAACCCATTTATAATCGTGGGAACTGCCACTTCCTGGAATTGGGAAATTTGTTTGCCTCTGTAAGTTCTCTCTATGTTTAAAGCCTCGATTGCTGCCTTATGGTTCATCTGGATAGCAAGCTTTTGACGCTGGATAGGATTCTTAACCTCGGAAAGTAACTGTTCAGTCCCTTTCTTTAATTCTGATAACTTTGATTGGCTTCCTGCGACATCCGTATCTTCATCAGTTTCTATTCTAATTTTTGCAGCTAATTCCGTCTGTCTTGCAAGTAACGCAGCACTCTGCATTTCTTCCTGACCACGTTTCCATTTGGTAGCAATGTCAAGCACAGTACCGAAAGCACCCGCTGCCGCTTTTTCTACCTGGCCTGCTCCCGTCTTTGTCGCTTTGGGCTGTTGTGTGGTTAGTTGTCCTTTTGAGCTGTACGTTGGGAATCTTGGCATTGTCTATCCTCCGTAATAATTAAATCCGCCTTTAAGAAGGTTTGAGAAAGTATTGATATATCCCTTCTGCATTGCTGTTTTTGACTCTTTTCTGTATCCTTCTGCTTCAGATAAAACACCATGCTTTTCTACCTCAAGATTATATAACTCAATTTCTTTGTCCATTTCCATTTGAGTAGTCATATCAAGAAATGCGGCCATCGGGCTTCCAGTCATCTCAATCCCGGCATAGGCGACATTAGATACGAAAGTCCCTCCGGCACGGCCTATATCTCTATCCCATTGAGTACCGACAAGTGCTTTTTTATTTTCAATCATTCCCGCTTGTTCGGTTTTTATTTTTGCGTTGTACTTAGCTTCCGTGCTTTCATTTTTAGCACTTTTAAGAGAGGAGTATGCCTGTAAACCCAATAATCCAGCACCTAATAAAAATTGTATCATTTCTACCTCACTTATCTTTAGTGTCCATAAAACTGATTATGCTTAATATCTCGACTGGTAAAGGTTCTTCATTTATTACTGAAATCTGGGACCCGTACCTATAGTCATCAACAAAATTTATATTGGGCAGAGTTCCTGTGTATAAAGCTTCCGGTGTACCCATAAGCGTTGTGGGGTCTCTGAATACTATCTTCTCTGCCAGGGCATCTGTCCCGCCAGTCTTAAATCCTTTGAATGACCTGTTTACCTTAAAAGCGACTTGAGCGATTCTCTGGATTTTTCCTTGAGAAGTCCCACGCTTTGACCCTTGGTCAGCAGGGAGCGTTCTTAATTTCTGCGTATAAGGCAATCCAATAAGGGTTACAAAATAATCATAAGCAAAATTAATCGAACCGAGTGAAACTGTCTTTGACGGCTTGTCCAGTCCGCCGTCAGCAAGTACGCCCACAGTCATTCCTTCTAAATGAGACAGTCCGCTGATACTCGATACCGATACCCCCCATTCTCCGCCGGAATAAGAAAGTGCGTCAAAGTCGTAAACAATATCTCCGACTACCAATGTCGCAGTCCCGTAAGATACAATCTTGAGTTCTCCGAGGGTAACACCTTCTGCGTTTACCGCCCTGATTCTCTGTCCTTTATCATTGGATTCAAAGTAATCTGCCGAGGTAGTCACTGTCACGCTTGTCCCGCTTGTCTTCGATAAAGACATACCTGTTACCGTAAGAGTCTTTGATTCAAGGGCATTTGTCGCATCGTAAGCACTGTATCTTAACGCTGAATGTAAATACCAGCACATATCTTGCCTGTCAGGGACATCGATGTTTTTGAATACCTCTATGTATTTTTTCATTACAGCCGTTCCCGCAGTATCAGTTATCCAGCGTTCACAAACAACCCATATCTGGTCATAGAGTTCTGTTGAAGACGGGATTGCACAGATTGAGGTATAAGTCCCTACCGCTGTTTTCTGCCTGCTCCATGCCGTCATCTCCTGGTCAATCTCCCGGGTCATTGTCGCAATCGTCCCGTTGGTCAGTACGCAGTAAATAATCGTATCCGGATTCTGCTGGTACGCCATATCCACTACGCCCTTATCTAAAATATGAGGGGACATGATTGTCTTGTCAACCGCTTTATATGAATCTAAATCCCAGAAATAAAATAGTTCTCTTAGTTTCCTGCCGAATCTCTGGACAAAAAAGAAAAAGTTTCCAATCCTGCGGGGCATGAGTCTTTCAGAACCCCAGGAAGTCTGCTGTTTGACTATAATGTTTGTCGGGGTTATCGCATTGTCAGCTCCGCCGCTGATAGTAAACTGTCCCCCGAATGTTCCCGCAATGAGACTTCTCCCCGCCGTTAACCATAGAATTTCATTTGATTCATTAGAAGATAGTTCAATATTGATACCGTCATCATCTGCCCCGCCGTTTAAAGAAAAATCGTCATAGATAAAAGGTTTTGAACCCCATGTTTTCTGCGGTTCCTGGTCAGAGCGGGCAGTGTATAATCTTCCTTCAAAGAAAGTCCCTGAACCTGGATATCCGTTTTCATCAGTCCATGCAGGTTCAGCCCAAGAGGTTGTCGCAGTAGTAACGCTAAGAGTAGCAATTACCGAGGCAGTCACGACCGTTGTGCTTATAACGTCAGTAATCTTTACATACCCCTGGACATCTATCCCTGTTGTTGAGTCGGTAAGTACACTGCCTATCTTCCAGAATGTACCCCAATGCCCTCTTGTGGTCCCGCTTGAAGGAGTAAATAACGCACCGCTGGCTGTAATGTTTATCGTTCCGGTAGAGTTCGATACCGTTAAAGTCGTAACCTCTGTGTTATCGCCCATAAACGGAGTACAAACAAAATCATAATATTCAAGCGTCCAGTAAGAAGCGTTCTGTCTGATTAGTCTTTGTGTTCTATGAGCCGGATGAAAAATCCAAATGACATCATTCTTCTGTGTGAACTGGACATCAAATAATTGAGACTCTGTAAAGGGATGAGTCACAACAAAAGGAGTCGTGCCTGTAGAGGCAACTAATCCGTCTTCGGTAAGAAATCTAAAATATCCTACTCCCATTTCAATAGTGTAGGCATCGGTACGGCTAAAAATAAACGGGATTACTCTTACCTTAGTCGCTGAGATGCTTGCCGTAGCAACATACTCAGAGCCGGGGGCGGAAATAACAGAACCGAAAGGACGGACAAGCATATTCTCTATGATAGCGGAAGCACTTGTATATTGGTCTAAATCAGTACGTCCGACTAAGGACCCGCCCCATTCTCCGCCTGCGAAACTTGTCTGTATATGGTCTACTTTCATTTTACTCCTTAATTATCTACCAGTACCAAATCAAATCCTGCCGAACCGTCGATATCTGCCGCACTTGCTATACCTTGGACTTTTATTATACCTGGCCCCGCTAATTCTAATGGTATATCTAAACGCCAATCCGCATCACTTGTACCTGTACTTTGAACCCCTCGTTCTGAACGAATCGAAAAATGATTTGACCGTACATTGGGTTCAGGATTAAATGCTAATTTGAAATTGATTGTTGCAACTGCACCCGATGCTTTGTTTATTGAGCCATACCATCTTTTAATATAAGCTTTCTGTGTTGAAGGAATACCATAGATAGCCATATGGGTTGTTCCCTCGACTGGTCTGATTATTGCTGTTACTGTTGCATCTGTATCTGCGGTTGCTTTTATTGTTCCAATATTAACGCTCGTAATCCCTGAAGTTAAAACTCTCATGCGATGGATAATAACATAACTATTTGCCGTAGGAACATTTGTGGTTCCGTTTAAATCAATATCTTCTGAAACTTCAGCAGTAGCCCAACTTGTCAATCCCCAAATCCTTATTTTTCTTGCCCCCATTCCCAGAGGGTCAACCCCTTTATCAGAAGCACTTGAAGAAACTATTTGGTGTATTCTCGCCTGCGTAGGTGCTGTCCAGATTTGTTGGGTAGGTGTAGCATCTGCTCTATCCCATATATCTGTAACTGTTGCCTGTACTCCTGCTGGTGCTTCGCCGAACTTATTAACAGACATCATTCCAGAAACATTGCCTCTGGAGACTTCCAACATAAAGTCTTTAGGGCTGGATATTAAAAATCCGCTACTATCAACCATTAAAGGATAAACGGTAGAGCTTTCGTCTGTCTTTGCGTATAAAACTACGGGCTGTGCATCTTTTTGCGGCCATACTAATTTTGTTTCAATCACGCTGTTAAGCTCCCGTTTTGCTGCATAGACCGTTCCCAAGCATCATCTTTTACAAACTGCTGAGTCCCGACCTGTGCGTTCTCGCTCCGTGCTTTCGGCAATGAAACACCCTCGTATTTTTTAAGATAGGTCTCTCCCAAAGAAGCCGAGTTCACAACCATATAAGCAATGTCTGAACAGAGCTTGTCTATAAAGGCATCGGTAAAAGACGCGGAGTATTTATTCGGGTTATCTAAATACTGGACATAGCTGATTCCTAATCCTGATGTATCGGAAAGGATATAGTCTCCTTCTTCCCGCCAGGTAGCATCGTCATCGTTTGTACCGAAAATTCTTACAACATTATTCGGACGGGCATATACATAGGCCTCGTTGGCATAATACCATTCCAATGTATCAGCACTTAGAGACAAGAGTTTTCTTATCGTGGCGAAGTTCCATTTAGTTTCGGAAAGGATAGAGCGTAAAGAAATATAATACACCCTATTTAATATGCGGGCGTTCTGTGTATCATCGTCAATGCTTACAATCGGATTCGCACCGACCAGAGTTAAAGCCTTATTTAAAAGTTGAGTTTGAGTAACTGCCATAATTATTTCCTCCTAATAAAGAACCAGTCCCACTGGGTTCTACCTTCTCGGTGGACAGGGCATAAGCCCTCTTCTCGGTTAGTTAAAAAATCGTTGACTGCTTTTCTTACATCCGCTACCCAGTAATCGTGTCCGGCAACCATACCGCCGATTTTTACTTTCGGACACCAGGCATTCAAATCATTTATTACATCATCATAAGTATGGCCTGCATCAATATAAACATAATCCAGGGAATTGTCTTCAAAATCTTTTGAGGCTTCGGTTGATTCTTTTTCTATGAATTTACAGCGGGATGAAAAAGGCAAGACTCCATTAAGCATTTCTGCTTTTGCGTCTGGACAGTCAGCTTTTTTATAATTATCAACAAGAAATAGAAATAGATTGTCCCAGTTAGCCAGCATATCTACGGCATTCTTACCGTGCCTTACGCCGACTTCAACTGCTCTTATATGTCTACCGTTAGAAAACCCTTGAAGGATTATGGCTGAGTCTCTCATAAGGTTGAGATGAGGGAGAGGGCTGAACACTCTCCCTTTTTCTCATTTCCTTTAGGTGTATCTAACAATTGATTTAATCGTACCAGTTGTCATAGTCCAGTTGTTTAGCTTCAAAGCAATAGTCGTTCTCGTTCCCACGGTCACAAACTGGAAGCCTGCGTGTTTCGCTGTATTCAAACCTTCGGTCATTCCCTTAATGCCATTTGCCAAGCTAATGGTAGTTAGCGTTAAGTTATGAGTGATAGTGGTTATCCCCATCAATGTATCGATGGCCGCGTCACTCGTGAACCCAAGAGAAACAGTACCCGCAGTCTGTGAAGCTGATGTCTCAATCTCAATATCAATAGATGTGATTTTTTTGTTTACAGGCAAAATCGCCAGAGCGATACTGGTGTTCGTCAGAGTAATTACGCTTGTAAGAGTGTAATTATCTAACCAAACTTTTTCCACGGTTTTAATATAACCGTCTGCGATTACATTGTCTCCGCTTCCGCCTGCGTCATACTTTGTTACATTTGCACCCTTTACAGCTTGAACTGCCATGTTGACTCCTTGCCCTTATAGGGCTTTGTGAGAGCAGGTAACCTATAGTTCCTGCCCTCGGTTTGCCAATACTAATCGCTACTAATTAATACTAAATTAGTTTTAAGCGTTTGCTGATACGACTCGTGCTTCTTCTAAACGAACAGCACCGATGTTTAATTCATAGTAAATCTGCCAGGAATAAGAAAGGTCTGTTCTTTCGTCTGTCCTGACCATTGGAGCCTGTAACTCGGCACAACAAATCCCATACTTTTGGAAAGCGATACCGGAATAAGATCCAGCGTTTACGTTTCCGCCAGTAATCTGGGCGATCCTTGTTGAGGTAACCCATTTGAATCCCATGAAGGTGTCAATATCACCGTTGATTAATGCTTTAACTGCGGCATAATCAGAAGATGTCATCTGAGAAACCTGGAGCATATTACTCAAAGTTGTGGGAGTTATCACAAATATTCTGTCTTCCTCTTCAACATCAGCATCATCAAAAGTCTTTTTGATTTCTGCGACATTAGAAAGATAGAGATACCCTGTGGTTGCGGCTACTACATTGCTGTGCGTCACAGAACTGGAACCCGTTTCCCCATAGCTGGCTGTACCAACTAGAGCTGACAGGATGACATCATCTATCTTTCTTCCGATAGATGCTCCGCCTGCGATGCTGTACGCACTGCGAGGGTCACTGATACTGCGAAGTTCATCACCACGGTCAAGCAATCTTGCATCGTGGTAATCAACCATTGTTGCCATTCTTCGAGATAAATTCGGGTCGTTGTTCGGAGTTTTTACATTCCGTCCACCCTTGGTCTCCATTGACCATTCACCGATTCTATCCTGGAAAAATGTTTTACCTACTACGTCCGGTTTGCGATATACATAGTTGAAAAGCTTACTATACTTCTGTTGTGCTAGCTGCATAATATTCCGCCCGTAAGCTTGAGCGAATATTTGACTTTGTGTGTCTGCCATGATTTCTTCTCCTTCGTTCAAAGGTTAACTCTGTTGCTTTCTATCGATTGTCCTCTACTCCGAGGGTCTTGGCAACTCTATTGTCGGGGCATCTCAGCTTGTCCGGCCCTACTGCCAGTCTTTTGGGCTTTCGCTTGTCTTTAGACTGGTTGTTTATTTGCAATTTTATACAGGCGATTTACATAATTAACCGCCTGGTCATGCTCTGCTCTGCCTGCGTTTGGATTGGTGTAAGGATGCTTTGGATCTCTGGAAATCTTTTCAATCTCGGCCATGGCTTGTTCAGGTGCTAAACTGAACCTTGTGGCACTAAATTCACCAATCTTGTTTTCAGCAAAATGCTTACCGACCTGGGCTAAGAACTTTACGCCTCTTGGGTCTTTAGATAAAGACGTGGTAAGGAAATTCTCAAGTTCCTTGTTCCCGCCTGAAAACTTATTTATCACCATCTGACCAAGATGGATATTTCCGTCATAGGCATCTCCCCATTCTCCGCGGAGCTGATTGACTGTCTTGGCCATTATCTGTTTGGTCTCTTCCTGAAAATTACTGTAGTCTTCTACCTGTGATTTAACATGGGCATCCCATAATCCTTTGGTCTGGTTCGGGGTTAGCTTGAACCCATGACACATCTCGGCAAACTGTGACTTGTCTTTTACCATTTCGCCTTTTAGGCCTTCAAATCCTTCCGGTAATTCCGGGTCTGCTAAGCCGTATCCTTCGGCAACATCAGGAATACCCATTGCCTTTGAGAACCTTGCCCATCCCTCTGTGTCGCCTTCGCCTTTAGGGATTGGGACTTTCTCGTGTCCTAGGAGCTGTTCTAAGCTTGAATGAGATTTGAAACTCTCATTTAATCCCTCATAAGTATCTGCGAACTTCTGTGCTATCGGGCTGTTTCTTAAATCATTGCTTAAGTGCTGCTTCCAAGTGCCTGTGTCTGCGGGTGCGAGTGTCACTGCTGGTGCTGCATTTGGGTCTTGAGTTACCTGTGTTCCAGGCTCGAGATTATCCGACATTATCTTCCTCTTTCTGTTTTACCAGAGCCACTATTGACTCGGGACTTTCCTTTAAAAATGTTTTAATCGTCGCTACGAACTCCCTTTTTCCGGCGTTGATTAAAATTAAATCTCTATTCACAGGGTCAAAGATGCTTTCATACCATCCGCTTGCCTGCTCTAAAAACTCCATTGTCTCTTTCCCTTGCGGGCTGTCAAACATTGTATGGAGATTGCTTTTGATTATCTTTACCTGCCTTATGTCAGTTAGGTCTATCCTCATTTTGTAGGCACCTCTTTTGCCTGGGCTTGATTTTTATCTACTTCACTTGCTGTCTTGGCTACATTGGCTCCGGCTTGGGCTAATCCTGCTTCACGGTCTTGAGCCATCTGTTCTGCCCTGCCTTCACGGAGGTCTTGTACCTCGTTATCGCTTCGTAAAATCTTGATATTGGCTCCTGTGATATCCCAGACATTGTCAACGAAACGGTCACCGCTGATTTTATCAATAACATCCGGCATTAATTCAGAAGATTGCCCGACCACGCTCATCGCTGTAATCAGAGTATTTAATTCGCTTCTCTTCTGTGCCTGTGCTAATTGGCTTAATGTCTCAATCTCATATTCAGGGTTATCTCTCATGGCATCCGGAGGCGGGGGTAATTTGCCTAACCTTGCCAAGATACCGACAGTTCTTACAATCACAGGATTTGTTACCTCGGCAATCCACCTGCCGACAGCGGGGGCAAGCTGTGTCATCTTCTCATTTATACGTTCAGCTACCTCCGGGTTGTTCATCTGCTTGGTGACTCCGTCAAAGGCAAGGAACACATCGTTGAACATTAAAGACTTGACTTTCATTGAGTAGTATTCAACGGCATTCATGCCGAAGTTTGGATCGCCGTAATTAGCAAAGGCGAAGATGTCCTTAGAGCTGGTCATGTTCTTTTTATTGTAATAGTTCATCGCTCTGGGATTGGCGTTGAAGGGCATCATAAAAGAGTTTTCAGGCAAAGCGATTGGCGGGTCAGTCCGTTTCATCATCGCTCTTAAGTTTGTCTTTGCCACCGCATTTAATAGTCTTGCGAATGGTAAGCATTTCATTGCCGGGCTGAATCCCCACGGGATGAAAGGCCTCTTATCAAATCTGTGGCACATTGCCGGAAATTCGTGATAGCCGGACTCTTCCATTATCTTCTTGCTTTCAGTATCAACCCATACCGCTTCAATCGGCATATTCTCTATGTCGTCTTTGGTGACATCACGCCGATGGCGTTTAGCTATGTAAAGCAGAAAGATATGTGTCCTCTCGTCATTCCTGTTGCTAAGTTCATCCTGCATCTGGGTAGATAGGTTTTCCCTGCCCCACCTATCAGAAGCCTGAAACGCTGTGAATTTGAACTCAATGTAATATTCAGCAACCCGTCCTCTGCTGTCTTCAACTATGAGGCATTGTTTTAACGGCAATGTAGTAAATCTGATGTCTGTCTCGATATCCTCTTCTTCAAATAGGATTGACGTGCCGTAAACTCCGGATGACTTGTAAGAAGGGAATGCCTGGTCATAAAAGTTAGAGCGGGCAAGAGCCTTTAATACCTCGGCAGTTACATCTTCCAGATAATCAGCAACCTCTTTATCGGCTTGCAGCCCAGGTCTCTTGGCTATCATCCTCATCCATTTGGATGTAGCGGGTGTAAGATAGTTCATGAACCCTGATGCCAAAACATCAGCTACCTCAAGTGTGGTAGCGTCATAAAGATAACTGGTTGTCAATTCCTCTCCAGGTGAATACTGCCTGTTGAAATCCGGCGACTCGACATAAAAATAATCATGTAAAGACTGCCAGTAAGATTCAAAGTTGTGCCTGGCTCCTACTAGCCTTTTACTGCGGGCGATTAAATCATCAGCCCTGGATGTGTTAAGGTTCTCCTGATTCTTAGGTTCTTTTGTTTTTACCATATCACTGTCCTGTCAGAAAATGGCTGATAGTCTTAGCCTGTTGGCTTACACCAAGCGGTGAGGTGTATATTGAGCGAGACCTTCTTATTGCTTTCCGTTTCGCATCCGCCTTGGCTTGTGCCGTTTCCTTGGGCTTTTCTATTGTTGGGGGTTCGGGGACTGCTGGTGTTGTTGGTGCTTCATCTGCTCCTCCACCGCTCCCGCCCAGGTTCTTTAGACTCTCCGGCAGGAAATCATCAATGTCAAGCTTTACATTCAATGACCCTTTTAATTTCTCAGGCACAAGTTTATCAAACTTTGAACCAAATGAACCTTTTAATTTCTCAGGTACAAATTTATCAGCGAAACTCTGTGACGAAAAACCAAATGTTTTACTGAACCATCCCATAATGTTTTCTCCTTATCTTATCCCCGCCCCTGCCAGGATATTATCTTCCTTGCAGTACTGCGGTTGACGGTTATATTGCTGTTGCTGTTTATAATTGATTGTGCCTATTAGACTTACAGCCATTACACAACTATCTGCCAAATTGGGCGATTTTACTTTGTGCTTGTTCTTCATTACCTCTTTGGAAATTAGGATTCTGCGTTGATAGTTGTCAAAGGTGTATCTGAAAGCGTGTTCAAGTTCACTTAGCAGAGCGTCATCAGTAATCCTGATGTGTCCTTTACGGATAAGTTCTTTAAGCTTGTAAGTGTCTCTGGTGCGGACATTGGCATAATAGCTGTCGTCTTTGATGTTTAACGGCAGGTTTCTAAATCCTGTGAAATTGTCAAGCCCTCTGCCTTTATTGAGCATATCAAGCGGGGCTGAGCCGATGCCGTCTTCATCAATGATTGACCTGTCCATTCTCTGTTCGTTTGATTCCTGGAGGATTCGTCCGGTGGTATAGCTTAGGTCTCTGTGGTCCCATTGGTCTGTATGGATTGCTTCCCAGTTCAAAGCCCCCATCTGCTGAAGGGTAACTACCGCACACTTGTCGTCACCGTATCTGGCAACATCAAATCCGCCTATGCGTAATCCGTATCCGTCCCGCAGCCTGAAATCAACCTTTTTACAGTCCATTAATTCATCGTGAGTAAATACTGCGTCCTCGGAACTTGCCAATGGTAGGCCAAGCCAGATATGATTGTAGTCGCTCATAGAGCGTTTCTTGCATTCTTCTGCCTCATTTTTCAGGGCTTGAGTACAAAATGGGTTCTCAAAGTAGTTAATGTTGATATGTAAACAGTCCTTACGGCCTTCACAGAACTTGAAGACAGGGTCATCGTGGACGTGTCTGTTCATAGAAAAGAATATCCGAGCATCGTCTTTACGGATAGTCGGGATTAAGACATCGAGGGTTTCTTTGGTGATTGCCTGGGCTTCGTCTATCCATAGGCAGTCAATACCCTCCATTCCCTGAATATTAAATTTACCCTGTTCTCTGAAACCGCGGAAATGGATTGTAGTTCCTTTGGTTAAATGCTCAATCTTAGTGGCAAATATTTTATAGGGGAGTTGGTACTGAGCGATTAAATCGGCAAGTAATGAATAAACTGATTCGGCTATACTGTTCTGGATTTCTCTCCCGCAGACTATTCTTAAATTGTACCTGTCACCTAGGTATAAAAGAAATCTGGCAATGGCGTGTGATTTTCCTGCTCCTCTTCCGCCCTCTCCTAAAAAGTAACGATGTTCGTCAAACTTCTCGAATATCGTTCTAAGCTTTGGTGGTACGTTAAGGATTAATGGTAGTCTTGCGATTTCCGCCAATGTTAAACTCCAATGGTTTTCCGTCTGTTAATTCTATCACAGGCATTACTGTTACGCTTACGCCGACATTAATATCACTCTTGTCACCTTCAAGCTCAGCCCTTAACTCTTTAATGATGTCCATTGTACTCTTTTTACCGAGTGAATTTGGGTGGACATTCAGCAATCTTTTAAGATGAGCAATCCTCTTAGTCTTCTCGTGGATTCTCTCAAACTTTATCGCGTCTCTATGTTTATAAACAATACGATGAACTTGAGATACAGACATTTTAAATTGCGAGGCTATTTTTTTTGGGGACACTCCATCTCGTGCGTATAGAGTGCAGATTCGTGAATCTCTAATTCTATGTTTTGATTTGATGTCTGATGGCAGTTTCATTTCTTTTTAAACAGCCTCCCCAGGAAAACTAAAACAGGGATTGTTAAAGCAACCGCCCATAAGTCTGCAGCGACATCTCCGCTTTTCCCTGACAATAAATCAATGCTGATAGATAAGACACCTAGTGAGATCCAGACAAGTGAATACCAATGTAATACTTTCATAATTCTCCTTTTTTTTGGGTAGAAACCATAACCGTTTATATGTAGTTTTTATCAGGGGTTTGTCATTAGTTCTACCCATTTTTATTTTACCTGTTCATTGCATTTATGACAAGTAAAAGATATGATAGATTACATTTAATTTAATTCCTCGTCGGAAAACACCTAAAAACAATTTTTAAAATATCTATTGACATCCTTTTTGATTTGTAGTAATATAGGATTATGAAAATTTGGCGAGACTTAAAAATCGGGAGTGGACAAAATGGAAAAACAAAATCTAAAACATAACTCGGTTGAATTTCAGCCGAGATTTTTTTTGCCCCCAGGTGTCTCGCCAAGACTCAAAAAGGTTCACCCCTTGCCTGGGGCTTTTAATTTTAGGAGT